GCGCCCCCCGTCCCGGTATGAGGACGAGAGGTATTTGTCGAGCCAGGTCATAGGTAACGAATGCCGGGGGCGAAGTTGACGGTGTAGAGGTCGCGCGGGAACGCCGTGTTGATGAGGTCGAAGAAGCCGGCCGTAACCTGGACCGTCGAGCCCTTGATCTTTCCGCTCAGCACTGTCGCGCGATAAACCTGATCGGACGGCGCCGTTAGATCGCTGGCGAGGTAGGTCCTGAAGGTCAGGAACACCTTCTTCTCCGCCTCCAGCGCCGCGTCGATCTTTGCCTGGGCCTCCCCTGTGACGTTATCGATCGCGAAACTTAGGTTCTGCGCGCCGCTGCTGGTCTTCTTCGGCAGCGACAGGCCAATGCCCGACGCCTTGAACGTCAGCTGCCGGCCGTCCTCGGTGATGCAGTGCTGATCCTCGAACCCTTCGGCCAGCAGGATCGGCTCTGCCCATGCCTCGCATGTCAGCTCAAGCGTATAGAGGATGGTGTCGCCGCCAGAGGCATAGACCTTCTCAAGCACGGTCATTCTGGCCACTCCTTGTTTATCGCCTCGTCAGCCGCTCCCATGTGCGTCTGCCATTTTGATTCGGGCCATTCGCGATTCATGGCGAGGTCGATGATGCTTGATCCAGCGATGAAGCCTGGGAACAAGCCCCAGCCCGGCGCAACAATCGGACGCTCGCGCAGCTCAAGCTCTGCTGTGAATTTCCAGTGGCTACGCCCGACCAGCGCCGGACCCTGATATATATCAGTGAACCGGGCTACGTAGTCGGTTATGCCTTCTGGCGTTTTCAGCGGGCACTCGAACCACTCAGAGCCTGACTTTAAAGAGTCCTCGAACCAGCCCTCAAACGTCTGCGCCTGCACATCGCTAAGCAACCACGAAACAGACGCCATCGTCGGAACGGAGGTGAACTTGCGCCGCTGCCTCGCTCGACCGCTCTGCATCTCTGAGCGCATTAATGGGCTGACGGCCTGAAAGGCGTAGCCCTCTCGTAGCGGGAGAGGTAGATACTCGCGTGGATACTCGATCATCTGCCGACCCCTTGTAGACCGAACTTCTGGCTGATTGCTTTCTGCGCCCGGCCATCGCCCATGATGTCGCTCACGAAAATGTCAATGACGTTCCTGCCGTCATCGTTCCGGCTGTTGACCTGCCCGGCCTTGCTGGAATCCTCGTACAGATTCACGATAGGCGCGCCTCCTGTGCCTCCCGACTGAATGTCGCTCAGCGTCTTGTCGAGCTTTGCGCTGGTTTCTGCGGTCGTGACACGCTCGCCCTTTTCCAGCAGCCAAGTGCCGGTTTCAGGAATGGCGTCGATGCCTTCGTGGGCCATGCCGGCCAGGGCCATGGTTTGCGAAAGGCCAACCGTGCTTGTGATGCCGGCCATGGCAGGCACCGAGTTGGCGCCAAAGGAGGCCAGAGAGGCCATCGCAGCGGCAGGAGCATAAGCCGCGGCAATGCTTGTGCCGGCAACCGCGGCGCTTGCAACGGCCGTGGCTTCGCTGGTCTTTCCGAGCATCAACTGGACTGCGTGGTAAGCCACCCACTGCGCAGCCATCTGACCAAGGGCGTTTACGACCGAGCGCGCCATGCTTTCAGCAAGGCCGGATATCACGTCGCCGAACGATTCGGCATCAAAAACCATTGACTCGAACGCATCACCGAACCGGCCAGTGAAGTTCTCCAGCATCACGCCGGATAGCTCATCGAAGGACTGCAGGTTTTCCTCAGCAGCAAGCAGGTAGCGCTCCCAGTACGAGCCGTTCACCTCGAGCATTTGCTCGTTGTGCTCTTCCTCTAGCTCAAGCAGCGCTTGGTTTCGCTCCTCTACGGTAAGCAGAGTCGCATCCATGATGATCTGGCGGCGACGCTCGTAGGACTGCTTAATCTGCTCCTCTTCGCTCATCAGCGAATCGAGGATGGCGAGCGCCTCTTGATTGTTCCGCTCTTGCGCCTCGTTGACGGCATCAATTGCCGCCTGCTGTGCGCGAAGCGCTTTCTCTGCTTCTCGCGCGGCCTCTGCCGCAGCTTTTGAGGAAGCAGCCGAACCTTTACCAGAAGATGACGGCTGGATATTCAGGCCGGAAGACGCCGGGGCGCTCATCTGCGGCGCGGGCGAACCTCCCTTGCCAAGGTTTTCGGCGAGCGCCGCCAGATCATATGCCTGGTCGAGCTGCGCGCGGATCTTCTCGAAGCTGTCCTTTGTGCTGCCGTAGATGGCATAACCCGTCTCGCCACGCTGCTCCATTTTGTTGAGCAGCGTCTGAAGCCTGGTCGCCTCCTCTTCAAGTCGCTCGATATCCTGAAGGCCGATGCCGCCCATCATTACGGCGACTTCTTCAGACGCCCAGCGAATGAACGACACCATCTTCTCGGCGCCGCTGATTACCGAGTTGAAGGCGGTAACCAAGCCCGACGCCAGAGATTTTGCGGCCTCAATTGTCTTCGGATCGCGGAGGGTATCAGTCAGCTCAAGCAGGTGAGGAAGTAGATCGGCGGCGATCTCTTGACCAACGCCGCCAGCTACGCGCCCGAGCAGGTCCAGGTCATCGTTGAACTGCTTTGCGCCTGCGATAGTTTCTTCGGAGAGAATCAGCCCGAGATTCTCAGCCTCATCGGCCAGGCCGCGCATTTCTTTCGCGCCATTACGCAGCAAGGGAGCAAGCAGCGTGGCGTCGTTGGCGATCGCCTCCAGGAAGAACGTCATCTCCTGCTGGTTGGCGCCGGCCTTCTCCAGCGTGTCGACGTACAGGCCGAGGGCCTGCGGGCCGGAGAGGTTGCGGAACTGCTCGGCTGTCACCCCGACCTTGGGCGCAACCTGCTCGAAGAAGTCCTTGAGCGGGCCACCGCCAGTTACGAGGAAGTCGCCAACCTTGTCGTTCACATCCTTGAGGATGTCAGACAGCTTGTCGCTCTCTACGCCAACAGTGCGGGCGCCGGCCGCGAACTTCTGAAACTCAGTAGTGGACGAGCCGGCCAGCTTGGCGAAGTTCTCGATCTCGGCAGCGCTGTTGATGCTGCTTTTGATCAATACAGCCATTGCGCCGGCCGCAACTGCTGTCGCCGCACCAATAGCAGCGCCGGCCGCAGCTGCGTTTTTTTCGACTTGCCGGCGCCACTTCTGCGAGCTGCGCTCGGCTTTGTCCATGCCAGCGACGAAGCCGCCAGTCTTGGCAATCAAGTCGATAGTAAGGGTGCCCAGTGACTTGCTGGCCATTCAGTTTCTCCCGGGCAATAAAAAACCGCCCGGAGGCGGCTTGTTCAATTCGGTACAGGTTATATCTGGATGACGCGCCCACTGGGGCTGACCTTCCAGGCATTTGTCAGTTTTCCATCCCGAAACAGGAAGCGGTAAGGCTTTGCCCCGGTGTATCCGCCGTAGCTGTTCTTTGCGTTGACCATCGCCTCAATCATATAGCCGGCGCTGATCTTGCTCCCATGAATAGGCGCGCTGGTGTAATACCCCTGATATACCTTGCCAAAAGACACATGCGCACTTCCAGGATCTTTCAGGATGCGACCTAAGTATGCAGCCGCCTGCCTCTCTGCTACTTGCTGATCTATTGGATGACCGTAATCAATCGCCGCGATCTCTGCTGGCGTAGGCCCAGAGGCACAGCCAGCAAGAAAGAAGACAGCGAAAAAAACAACGATGGCGCGCATGGGTTTCCTCCCCTTTGAAAGGGAGGAATGTAGCATTAAACCCATGTCTTCAGTTCGTCCAGGGTAAGCACTGGCTGATCGTGGTGCGGCGCGAAGTCGGTCAGTCGGTAAGCCTCTGCGCCCTGTTTGCGGTGCGCGTTGGCGTAGAGCGCGGAAAGCTGGGCGGCGCCGCGCTCTACTCGCATCCCGACGTTGAGAGATCCGCGCTTTGCCCGGTACTTCGCCCAGCGCAGGAACTCCGAATAGCTGAGCCTTTCCTGCGCCTCTGCGATGGTGCGGCCACCGACCCCGCAAAGGACCAGTTCGTGCCACACCTCCTCCTCCTCGGTCAGCTCGGCGTCTTTCCCAGATTCGTTACCTCAGCGATGACAGCCAGTAGCGCCACCGCGAGATTGCCATCCAGCGGGCCGCGTTCCGGATCTGCATCACCCGTGATGTCGCCAGGCGTAAACACCGGCTTACCCTCGGCGTCGCAAATGCAGGACGCAATGCGCCCAGCAACAGCATCACCCTTCTGGCCGGCCGCCATCAGGTCAGAGACGGCGGAACGGTAGGACAGCGGGCGAACGAATACGGTAGCGGTGAACTCTTGCGAGCCCTGCTTCCACTTCACTTCTCGCTCGACAGGGGCGCCGGTGAAAGCGCCCACTTGCTTCAGGGAGTCAATGCTCAGTTGCATGAGTTACACCTTCGGCACGAGTGCGGCGCCGCCAGATCGCTGAATGGTCACGGCGCTGGAAACGACGCTGTTCTGCGCGAAGTCGAACGGCACGTCGGACAGGTAGCCTTCGAATGTGAACCAGGTGCGGGTCGCGGGAAGCTCGAAGTCTTCGCCGCCAACAGCAACGGTCGGTGCCGCGGTGCCATCGGACCAGCCCAGCGCCCACTTCAGAGTCGGAGCCGGATTCATCTGGCTCAACTCGAACATGCGGACGTGGCTCGGTTCGCTGGGGTCGAAGTTGACGGTGAGCGATGCCTGCCCCGGAGTGCGCAGGCCAGGCATATACGAGCGGTCGTTTTCCTCGAGACAGGTGGTCTCGATCTGGTCAGCCGGCGAGCCGCCCGGGTTGAAAGCAGTAGCGCAGGCGATCGCGACGACCTCGAAGGTTCCGGGGGTTTCGCTCTCGGCCAGCATGTATACCTGCGAGCCTTGGGAAAGAATGGCCATGTGTGTTCCTCAGTACGGGTTTTTGGGCAATAAAAAACCCGCTCGGAGGCGGGTTGTTGGGGTTGAGCCGGGGTCAGCGTGGCGTCTTCCAGTCCACGTCGAAGCTGAGCCGGTAGCGGCCAGTCTCTTCGTCCTTGGATTCGCCGCCCCAGCGGGTGATATGGGCGCGGAGTTCGATTGAATCGCGCAGCGCAGCGCCTACAGCGCGCGCCGATGCGCCTGTGGCTGCGTATACGTCGATCTGCAGCGTGAATCCGTCGATATCTGGGCGACCGGCAAGGTAATTCTCTGGCGACCCGCTAACGAGCTGCCAGGCGGCGTAGGGAAGCGTGACGCCTTCTGGTGCCTCGCCGAATGGGAACAGCCGAACCGGGCCGGTGCCGAGCAGAGCCGTGACGCCAGGGTCAGCGGCTGCGACTTGAAAGATTGGCGGGAACATTTATCCACCCTTTGCGGCCTTTTTGACGGCCCGTTTGATAGCTCGGTCGATGGCTTTTTCGTACTGACGAACAAACTCATCAGTCGCCGCGCCCATGGATGCATCCATTGCCGGCCGCAAATATGGTTGAGCGCGTGCCTTTTCGGTGCCCAGCTCGACCAGCATGGCGTGAGGCGTGGCCCCGCCCGGCCCCGTATCAGGGTTTCCAGGCTCAAGGTTGCGCGTGCTGCCCGTCAGGACACCGATACGGAACCCGAGATCACCAGTGCGCTTGAATAGGCGCCCATTCCAGCGCATCGCAATGTTCTCGGCGATGCTGCGTCCAGTCTCTGAGTCGTCGATGCGCTGCGCGTTCTGCTTGGCCTTGTCGACGATGATTTGTGCGGCTTTTCGCAGGGCGTAGCGCCCACCCTTGCGCCTGACGTCATCAGTCACCGAATCCAGCTTGCCGAGCAGCGAATCGAGGCCCGTTATGCTGAATTCGACGGAGTCAGCCATTGCCGTTCGCCATGATGTCGCTGACAAAAATGTCGACGATCTCGCTTTGGCCTTCCTTTTCAGCCTCAACGCGAACTGATCCTCGCATTCTCGGGTCAGCTAAGAACCGAACCGTGATCATCGTTGGCTCGTTCGGCTGCTGCTCAATCTGGAGAGAGGCCTGCGCCGAAATCATCTGGCCGGTCTCGAAATCATGCAGGCAGAGCTGGCCGCGCTTGTCACGGCGGACAACGAGTTTTCTAGCTTCCATCAGATACGCCCTCCGAAACCGGCAAAGTGATGTATTCGAGCCCTGATTTTGCATCCGGCAGCGCGCCCTCGATCGCGTAAACCTTGCTGCGGTGAAGAATTCGCATCGTAGGCAAGATGCCTTCGCGGTAGCGAATGACGATTCGAGCTGTGATTTCCGACTGATTCGCCTGCGCGGCGATGAAATCTCGTGCGGAAAGCTGCTCGATTGAAGCCCAAACGAAGGCAAAATCAGTCCAGCCAGGCACCATATCGCCAGAATCAGGGTCTTGCGTGAGGCCCGGCGCCTGAATCGTCACCTTGTGGCGCAGTTTTCCGGCTCTCATACGCCTAACCCTACGCGGTGGAAGTGCAGCAGGCGCTCCACGGTCGGGTTATCGACGCGCGACACGCCAACAAAGGCGCCTTCCCGATTTTCGTACAGATCACCGATAACGAGCAGCAGCGCAGCCCGAACCGAGGCGGGAACCGGCACCGGAGCGCCTAGATCGTCCAGCCAAGGCAGCGAACGGCCTAGATACTGGGTCGCGTAGTCCTCGGCAGCCTCACTCAGCAGCGTTAGCTGCGCGTCTTCCTCGTTTCCGTCCAGCCGCAGGTGCGCTTTGATCTCGTCCAGCGTCAACACTGCCATGGCGCGGTTCCTCGTGGATGACTTTTGTCTCGTAGATATCAACGAAGCGCTTGACCGGGGCCAATTGCGCTTCGGTTGCTTCGAATTCTTGACCTTTCACTACGCGCCCAAGCTGGTCGTGAAGGAAGGTTTTGGTGGCTTTTGCTTTCATGTCACCTCCAAAGCGGGGGCCGGTGTTACCCGGCCCTGCTCGTTTAGATGGCGGTGATCGGGCCGTACATGATCGCAACCGGGCGATCTACAGCCAGACCAAGGCGCTCTTCGGCCCTGATTGTTACGAGGTTCTTCGTGAAATCGTCGTTCACGAAGCCCATCTCGACCACGGCGCCCTGGCGCTGGTAGATGGTCGCGGCATTGCGCAGCGAGCCCACCAGGAACTGACCGGCCGGCATGTTGGCGGAGATAACGATCTGAACGCCGAAGGCGCTCATGTTGCCGCTAACGCCGGGCGCGCCGTACAGGTAAGCGCCGGTGCCAGTGCCTTCGCGGGCAAGCTCCATTGCCGCCCAATCAGCGGGGTTGACGACCACGGTATCAACCATCTCGCCAACGGCCCAGCGGTTGTACTTGGCCTTGTTGATCGACTCGACCAGATTCGCGCCGCTGGTAGCGGTGAACGCGGTGAAGTTGCCGGCATCGGTCAGGCCAGACAGGTTCGGGCTCACACCGTCGCCCAGCAGGATCTGACGATCGACGCGCTGAGCCAGGCCATCACGCAGACGGGTGTCGATGTACGCAGCAACAGCGGGCGCATCGGCCAGCAGCTGATTGGAGACTTTGATCCAATGCGCGATGGTCTGGATCGGTACGTCGTACTCTTCGAAGGTCAGCGCGGATTCAGGCTTGGCTGCACCTTGCGCGACTTCAGCCGCGGCGTTCGTCCAGGCCAGTTCGCGCAGTGACTTCACGCTGTTGACGTTGACCTGAATGGTAGGGATCAACTGGCGCAGGGTCAGCGGAGCGAAGCTGCCGGGGATGATGCCGGGGCGCTGCATCGGGAAAGTGGTAGTGCCGTCGGCAAGGACGGTGTTCTTCACTTCCAGGCGGACCTTTTCACGCTGGCCGGATACCAGCGACTTGAAAGCCTCGGAGCTGACGAACTCCATACCGGCAGTTTCGCTTTTGCCTTCGGTGGAGGCCGGGGTCTGCTTCTGAGCCAGATCGATCATCTGCTCTTTTAGCCCCTTGTACTGCTCCGCCAGCTTCTCGATCTCGCCGGTCAGTTCGGTCTTTACCTGGCCGGTGGATTTGGCCAGCTCGGCGTTGTACTCGGACATCTTGGTTTGCAGCTGGTCTTGGACGCCTTTCAGGCCTTGCTCGATAACGCTCTTGAGTTCTTCGCTCATGATTTTCTCTCTCAGATTTGCGGGATTTGGAAGTGCTGGAAGATTCCCGCAATCTCTGCGGTTTTCGTTTCTGCCTCACGCTCTCCGTGAGCCAAGGCCTTGATGCGCGATACCAGCGAACACGCTTCAGACCGGGTAAATCCTTGGTTGCGGAGCAGTTCTTCGGCCTCTTTCAGGCTGTCGATTCGCTCAATTGCCGACTTCACGTCACCAATCAGGGCATTCAGGTCGGCCGGCGACTCAACGACGCTGATTTCAACCAGATCAATCTGCTTGAGCAGGCGAACATCACCCTTCTTTTCGGAGCCGCCTGCAGGGATTCGGTAGCCAATCGAGAGGCCATTGACTGCGCCATGCTTCATCAGCGCGTAAACGTCAGAGGCGACGGAGTGGCCGGGCGTCAATTCCCCTTCCACGTACAAGCCGTGCTCGTCTTCTTCAGCCTTGAGCCACTTGCCGATGACGGGGCCGGTGTGATTCCAGCGCATCGCGATTGGGCGCTCGCGGTCGACTACGGTCTTGGCGTAGGCGCCCGGCACGATAGTGTCGCCGTAGCTGTCGACGCCGTTGAACTTGGAGGCGTAGCCAGAAAAAAAGCCCTTTCGGGCCTCGTCAAACTTGATCTCGAATTCACCGAGGCTCAGATTCTTGCGTTCCACTCGGAACCTCCTGCACCGGCTTCTGCCCGGCGTTTTCGATTGGGATCATGGCGCCCTGAATCAGCAGCTTGTCGCCGCCTGGTAGCGATGGCCGGCCTTCGTCTATGCGCGCTTCGTTCGGCGTCAGCTGGCCGGAGTTGATGGCCTCTCGATTGGCCTGCATGCGGGTCTGGAGATCAGCACGCAACAGGGCGGCGTCGAAGTCGAACTCACACTCGTATTTGCCAGCCTCCTCGGGGCTCATCAGCCAGCGCGGCACTGATGCCTCGAACTTCTCCAGATAAGGGCGCAGGTTCAGCTTGTAGAACGCCGCCAGGATCTCGTAGACGTTGCTCCCGAGGCTGGATTGCCCGAAAGTCTGGTTGAGCAGGATCGAAGGCACACCGAAGAATCGGCCGATGTCCTCAATCTGGAACCGGCGCGAGTCGAGCAGCTGGATATCCTGCGGTGTCATGCTGATTTGCTGGTACTGCATGCCTGCCTCGAGCACAAACAAGCGGTCATCGTTGCCAGCCTCAAGGCCAGCAAAGGAGGACCGGACCTGTGCGCGCTGCGCCTCGGTCAGCGTCTTGTCGATGGTCAGCACGCCAGAGGGCTTCGCGCCGTTGCTGTAGACGCGAGAGACGCGGTTATCCGCAGCGATGGCAATGCCGATGCTGTTTCGTGCGTAGCTGAGCGGAGAGAGCCCCACAATGCCATTGCCGAACAGCTTGACGTGCCACATTGAGCGGTCGCTGTAGACCTTGACGTTTGCGCCGGTCGTATAGGTGTGAATCACCGCGCCGTCGTCGAGCAGCGACGTTTCCACCTGGGAGGACGAGACGGGCAATAGGCCGACAATCTCATTGCCCAGTCGCTGGATGATCGCGTAGGCGTTGCCGCTGATCGCCAGGTTGAGCGCCATCGACTCCCAGAACTCGACGTCTGTCTGGTACTGGTTCGGCTTGCGGGTTAGTACGCGGTGAAGCGGATGACCTGTCGCGATCTTCCTGCCGTCCGGCCCAGTCTCGTAAATGTTGAACGGCATCGAGCCGATCGTTTCGGATATCAGCTTGACCGCCGCCCAGACCGGGCTGATCTGCATGGCGGAGTCGAAGGTGACCTCTGCCGCTGATTCGCTTGAGTACCCGCCCGGCTGGCCGCTCTGAATTCCGGAGTCACGCGGTGGAGCGCCAGGCGAACGAAAGAAGCCCCGGAGGCTGTAGAAAAGTCCCATTCAGAGCACCAGAGGGTCAGATAAGAAGGAATCGAGGTCGATGCGGTCGGCTTCAGGCTGGCCGGCAACGCCAAGCGCCATCGCCAACGCCACCATCCCGTCGATGCGGCCGGTTGCTTTGTGTTTATCGAGCTTGCGGTTGCCCGCAGGGTCTTTCGTGATTACGGCGTTCGCCGCGCACATGGTCAGCACTGGATGCATGCCGTGACGGATGCGCCCGTTGAGCAGATCCGCCTCTAGCTGGTCGAGCGCTGGGCTCATGTCCTTGAAGCCCTGGCCGTGCTCCTTCAGCGGGAACTCAAGACCAAGCGCTTCGGCGTCTTTTCGGAAGATATCGATGCGCCAACGGTCGAAACCGATCAGCTCCACCTCGTTTCCACCCATGATTTCGGCCATCTCAGCGCAGACAAAGCCGTAATCCACCGTCGAGCCTGGCGTTGTCCGAAGGAAGCCTTCGCGGACCCAGAGGTCATACGGCACCCGGTCACGCTTGGCGCGGTCATGCAGCCCTATCTCCGGCGTCCAGAAGTATGGGTGAACGTGAACAATCTGGTCTTCGTCACGGCCGATCAGCACAAAGCCGGTCAAGTCTGTGCGGCCTGACAGGTCAAGCCCACCGAATAGTTGCAGGGTTTCCAGTGCGGCAGGCTCGCCGCCGCATGATTCCCACACCGCGCGCGATACGAACGGGCTTACCGTCGACACGCGCTGGTTGAGGTTCAGATTTCGAAACGTGTTCTCACTGGCCGGCATCCGTGATGCTTTCTCGGCCAGCTTCTGCATATCAGGCAGGCTGCGGAATGTGCCAAGCGCAGGGTTTGCACTCTTCCACGCTTCCGGGTCGAGGATGTCAGCTTCGAATGGCGCTGCGTACAGGTGGCAAACAGTGCCGGGGTCTTCGCCTTTCAGCGCGTCATCGATCCAGACACTGAGAAGGTCGGCATCAGTCGCCGCCTGGGTCGATATAACCATCAGCATCGGCGCATCGTGGGCACCCTGAGCAGTAACCACTGCGTCGACAAACTCATCCTGCGGCCCTCTGACCTGCCCCGTTTCGTCGAGGATGGCCAGGATCGGCGAAAGGCCGTGTGTTGTCTTGCCCTCGGCAGAGAGCGCCTTGTATTCAACGTTACGCGCCAAGCCGATCAGCTTCTTACCGGACGGGATGATGTGAACCAGATCCTTCAGGTCTGGATTCAGGTTGATCATCTTGACGGCAAGGTTAAAAACAATCCCCGCTTGGTCACGGCTCATGGCGCCGGACACGATCTGGCTGTTCTGCACCGCCTCCGGCCCGACAAGGTGAGCAAGGAGGATGCCAGCGATCAGCGCTGTCTTTCCGTTCTTCCTAGCGATGCTCAGGATCGCCGTGTGCGTCCCTTTTGGGTTGTCGTACACGTCGAGGATGAACTTACGCTGGAAGGGTTCAAGCTTGATCGGCTGACCGATGTGCTTTCCTTCGGGCGCCCGGCAGTAGGTTTCAATAAATCGACAGACCCGCTCGCCCCGCGTCATTTTTCGTGGGGTGCGTGCCATGTCGAGATGCCTTAATGCAGGGGCGCGGCCAACAAGTCGTCGTCTGCGTGGGATTCGATCGCCCGCTGCGCTTCACGCTGAGAGCTGTTCTTGCCACGGGATTGTTTACTCTCACCTACCGTAGCTATGGCGTGAACTTGCAGGGTGCGACACAACGCGATGCTGCGGCGACTCAGTGTCTCCAGCAGCGAATGCTTGGGGTTCATCACAACGGTGCCGCGATCATTGGTAAGGGTGTCGCCTTCGATGTCGATCTCGGCCTGGATGCGCTCGATGTCGGCTTGGCACCGGGCAAGGTTCGCCGCGTGGTTCAGATCAATATCAGTCCATAGGTCCCTCGCGCGCGCGCGCACAATGGCGGCCCAGAAAGGCGCGTCACGCTCTCTCAGCTTGACGTGCGGCGGTACTGGTAGGTCAGCCGCAGCGAAGGCGTTGGCACGCTCGTGGGCGCTGTCTGCTCTTTTGCGTGCCATGTGGTTCAGCCTGATATTTAGACGAAGATGTAAAAGAAGACTTCGGGCGCGGTCTTTTGCGAGAAGGGCGGCGACGATTTGCCTACCCCCTCCCTAGTTCCAGTGGTGCTGCGGGTCCAGAGGAGCGCCTGAGAGGTCGCAGCCGACGAGGTGGCCGCTCTTCTCCAGCCTTTGCTTTGCCGAATCGTGGCAGCACTTACAGAGGCTCTGAAGGTTAGCTGGATCATGGAACAGCTCGACATCACCTTTGTGCGGGACCTTGTGGTCAACCACTTGAGCTGCGGTCACACGGCCTAACGCCTGGCAGTACGCACACAGCGGCTCAGCCACCAGCTGCTTGGTTCGCAGCCTGTACCATGCCTTACTGTTATACAGGTGGCGCCATGGCTTATCTGGCCGGCGTGCCGTCGAGATATGTGCTCGGCTCTTCATCCTGCTCACTCTCTTCGCTGAGCGCTTCCACTAGCATCAGTAGCAGCTGGTTCGTCTTGCGCTGCTCTTCCAGCATCTGGGTCAGTAACGATTCCACGCGCTCGGTCATATGCCACCTTTGCCCATTTCTTCAGCCACTCACGGCGGCGTTCACATCCGGCGCATGCCATGACGCTTCCTCTTGCGCGAGTAGAGCCACACCTCTTTCCCGATCATCACAGCGACACAGGCGGCGATGCGGAGTAGCAGGAGGATGGCGTGGAGGCGTTTCACTGTGCCAACTTGAAGCGAATCACTGTGCCGCGCCGAATCCACTGACTGACCTTTTGCCAGCCCGGATCAATCCCTGTGATGCGAGAGGTAATAACCACTCCGACGAGATACAGGCGCAGCCACCAGCGAATCTTGACTACGGCTACTAGCTGCACTCTGGCCATACAACCTCCACGCTGCCGTGTAGGCGCTCGGTTATCAGTTGCCCATCACGGCGGCGAATGGTCAGTGGCTGGCGGAAGCGATCGACGATGCCGCGCTTCTGGTCGACGAAGACAGCCATCTTGATCTCTTGCCCATCTAGGAACACCCCGCGGTGCCCGCGTCCGTCTTCTGGCGCGTGTATCCATGGAGGCTGCTGCTTCATGCGCTCGCCTTCTTCTCTCCCCAGCGGATAGCCAGGTCACGAAGTTTCTCGGTGCCAAGGAAACCTACTGAGCCACCGACGAACGTAGCCATGTTCTGCGGAAGGCCGAAGTATTCGAGCAGCGGGACCAGGGTCAGCGTGGCGAAACCACACAGGGCGCCTTCGAGAATCATCTGTCGCTTCGTGCCGCCTCCATACACCACTCGCAGTACAGCGATGGTCACGGACAGGCCGAACGCATAAAGGCTCGGGGCGATGGTCTGCAGCCATGCGAGAGCCGCAGCCCACGTTTCAGGA